CAAGGCAATAAAGACATAAGTAAATGAACGATTTAATAACAATTAATTTTAGCGAATATTCCCAACCTAAATTTGTTGAGAAAAAGAACCAAGAGTGGGTTTCGTATGGTGCTGATAATAGATATCCAGCTCATTTACTTTCACTTTTAAATACTTCAGCAAAGCATAATGCTATTGTAAACGGTAAAGCCAATTTTATAGCCGGAAAGGGTATTGTATTTGAAGATGATACTAAACAATATTTAGCAGAAGAAAGCATTAATCGCAATGGCGAAACTATTAATGATATTTTAGATAAGGTTGCGCTTGATATTGAAACTTTTGGTGGTTGCTATTTAGAAGTAATTTATAATCCTTTCGGAACTGCTACTTCTCTTTATCATATTGACTATAATAAAGTACGTTCAAATGCAGACAATAGTTATTTTTATATATCTGAACAATGGGATAGCAAACAAAAACCCGATGACATTGAAGGTATCGCAGCATTTGACGAAAATAATAAGAGTGGTAAACAAATTATTTACATCAAGGAATATAGACCGGGTGTAGATACTTATACTTTGCCAACCTATCAAGGCGCAATGAACTATATTGAACTTGATGTTGCAGTAAGTGAGTTTCACTTAAACGCTATACACAATGGAATGATGCCTTCGAAGTTGATTTCATTCAACAATGGTACACCAAGTGAAGAAGAACAACGCACTATTGAGCGTAGAATGCGAGATAAGTTTGCAGGTGAAGCGAATGCTGGAAAATTCATTATTAATTTTAATAACGACCCTGCAAAAGCACCAACGGTTTTAGACCTTTCTGCTTCTGATTTAGACAAGCAATTCGATTTGCTAAATAAGACCATACAACAAGAGATTTTTTCGGGACACCGTATTACATCGGCTTCGTTATTTGGTATCAGCACAGAGGGTGCTTTGGGTGCGAGAAACGAAATGCGTACTGCTTACGAGATATTCCAAAATACCTATGTAAATGGTAAGCAACAATTCATCGAAAGATGGTTTGCTTATATCTTACCTTTATTCGGTATTAATGAGCAGTTTCATATTCAACCAACCGAACCATTAGGATTTGAATTTAGTGAGCAAATAATTGCTTCTAATATGACCCAAGATGAAATTCGTGAGAAGTTGGGTTTACCTGCTATTGTTCAAAAACTTGAAACATCGCAACAAGATGTTATTAATGGTATTAATTCACTTTCGCCATTAGTTGCTAATAAGGTTCTTGAAAGTATGACACCAAACGAAATTCGTGCTTTAATTGGTTTATTGCCAAAACAAGAAGGTCAAGATTTACAAACATCAAGTGCGCCACAAGCATTTACTGCCGAAGATGATAAAAGAGCAATAGAAGTTTTTAGTAAATATGGTCAAGATGAAGACAAGTTTGTTGTGATAAAAGAAATGCCTATGCGATTTGATGCACAAGGCAATGAATTACACGATGAGAATTTTGCTGGTATTGATATTATAATTACACAAGTTCAATCTTCAGTTCTTGATTTAATAAGAAAAAATCCATTAATAAATATTGAAGATATTGCTTTTGCTTTGAAAGTAGATAAAGATATTGTAAGAAGTACAATCGCATCTTTAGAAGCAAATAATTTAATTTCATCTACCGAAATAGATGACAATGGTGAAAGGGTTATAAAGCGAGAAATAACAAGTGAAGGTCGTGCGCAAAGAAATGCAAGAAGACCATTAGCAGATGTTAAGATTTTTTATCAATATCAAGTAACACCGGGACTTGGTGCGCCTGTTATTGCTACAACAAGAGATTTTTGCAGAGAATTGATTGCATTAAAAAAAGTATTTACTCGTAAAGATATTCAAGATGTAAGTGATGAACTTGGATATAGTGTATGGGCAAGACGAGGTGGATTTTATCACAATCCAAAAACAGGTGTAACGACACCTTATTGCAGACATCGTTGGGTTAAACAAATAATAGTTGAAAAAAGATAGAAAATGAGTGCTAACATATTATTCATTTCAGAACAAACGCTAAAGGATAGAAGCCTTTTGCAGGATAATGTAGACCCAAAGTTAATTAAGCCTACAATTAAACAAGCGCAAGATATGTATATTGAGCCTATCTTGGGTACAGGTTTATATTTAGAATTACAAAGCCAAATTGCAAACGAAGATGTGAGCGTATTAAATGCAGCACTTTTAGATAATTATATTACCGATTGTTTATGTTGGTATGTAGCTTCTGAAATGGTTATGTCTTTAGGTTTTAAATTAACAAATAAGAACGTATTAAAAAAGACAAGCGAAAATAGTGATGTTCCAAGCGTTTCGGAATTATTCGATGTATTAGAATATTATAAAAATAAGGGTGAGTGGTATGCACAACGTATTACAAACTATTTAATAGAAAACGATGTTGATTACCCATTATATGATAATCCGGGTAATGGAGCAGATGTAATACACCCAAATGCAACAAGCTATTCAAATGGTTTTTATTTAGGTGGTACTGCAAGAGGTTGTGGAAGTTTTGAAGATAGATACCAAAGTGAAAGTGGTGCTTGTGGTATAGATTTTAGATTTTAATGGCTAAAAATTATTCAGTAAAGAACGTAAGTAAGCTAAAAGTTTATTTGCAACAAGTGAAGACAAATGACAATAACACAGGTAAGAACAATACTAAATAATTTAGCCGATGCGCACTACCAAATAAATGATTTTGGTTGGGGTGATATTTGGGAAATTGGAGAAAGCGAAAGCATCACTTATCCTTTGATGTATTGCACTATGCAAAATTCAAACATAAGTGGTAAAGTATTTAATTTCAATATATCAATCATATTTGCTGATTTAGTTTATGGAGATGGAGCAAATACTGATGAAGTTATTGCTGACCAAATGTTAATTTGTCAAGATATAATTGCACAACTTCGAAGCGATAAGTGGGATTTTGTGCTTGGTCAAAATGTTTCAATCACTTTCTTTACTGAAAGATTATCTGATTTAGTTGCAGGGGTACAAGCACAAATAACTTTAGCACTTCCTTACGTTGCTGATAGATGTGCAGTACCAAGTAATTACCCTTTACCGGATGGAGTTGAGTAATGACACAAAAGGAGATGCAGACATTAGACAAATTATTTGCCGAAGTGCGAGAGTTATCGCATAAGGTACAAAATATAGAAGATGCTATTTTAGGAAGCGATTATATTGGCGAGGGCATCAAAGAGAAGACCGATAATAATACAAGAGAAATTGAAAAGATAAACCAAAAGTTTAAACACTTTTACTTCTTTTTAATAGGCGCTGGAATTGCAGGTGGATACACAATAGTTGATTTGGTAAAAAAAGTTTTCTTATAAACTTTCAACATTCAAATAAAGCATTTCTTTTTTAATATACTTTTGTTTAAATAATTAAACAAAAATGGCTATACAAACAAAGGGTAGATTGTTTTTTGATATAGAAACAAGTCCAAACATTGGTTTCTTTTGGCAGTCGGGTTATAAACTGCAAGTTCCATATACAAACATTATTAAAGAACGTGCTATTATTTGCATTTGCTACAAGTGGGAAAATGATAAAAAGGTTCATTCATTAAATTGGGATAATAACCAATGTGATAAACAAATGCTAATTGATTTTATCAAGATAGCAAATGAAGCAGAAGAACTTGTTGGACATAATGGCGATAAGTTTGACTTAACGTGGATACGCACAAGAGCGTTATTTCATCGTTTGCCTATGTTTCCTCAATATACTACAATTGATACCCTTAAACAGGCTCGTAGTGCCTTTAGATTTAATTCAAATAAGTTAGATTATATTGCAAATTTCTTGGGAATAGGCAGTAAGCTGGAAACCGGGTTTGGATTGTGGCGTGATATCGTTTTACACAAAGATAAAAAAGCATTGGCTTCAATGATTAAGTATTGTAAGAACGATGTTGTAATTCTTGAAAAAGTATTTAACCATTTATCGGGATATGTACCACACAAAACACATCGTGGAGTTTCATTGTATGACGATAGAAATTCTTGCCCACATTGTGGAAGCAAACAAATAAATATTAATAAGCACAAAACAACTGCAAGTGGAATAAAAAAAGTTTGTTATGTGTGTGTTCCTTGCGGTAAATATCATACAGTTTCGCAACAACAATCTAATAGAATTTTAATTGAACGATATAACGATGAAAGTATTGGAAGCATTTGAAAAAGAAATAAAAAGACAAAAAGCAGTTGCAATGTTAATGCAGCAGAAGGCACAATTGATAGCACAAATAGAAGAAGTTAATAAGAGATTGCGCAAATTCAATCAGCGATGAGCATAGAAGATAGCTTTAAATATTTTTATGATTATATACAAGATGCTTCTTATCAAAAGCACCTAAAAGAAAAATATCCGAAAATGACAATAACACACGATACAATGGAGTGGTGGCAAAAAGCATCCGCTTCAACTACATTTGAAAACCAAAGCAATGTAATAGATACAAAGCGAATCTTTGAAAGTGGAAGCCAACGTGACGACGATACCGATAAACCATTGGTAAATCATTTGACTTCTTACTTACGTTTACGATTTGGATATTTACTTCGTATGGGCGCAAATAAATATGGTAAGAATAATTGGCAAAAAGGTCAACCAACTGAAGCAGCTCTTGAAAGTTTGCATCGGCATCTTGCTAAATACGAATTGGGTGATAGAAGCGAAGACCATTTATCTGCAATCATTTTTAATGTGCAATTAATTATGAAGAACGAAGAACACGAAGGAATTAAAATAGACGAATATTATAAAAAATAATAATATGATTTACTCAAAAGATGCTTTAAAAAAATATGGGCAACCATCAGAAAAAAACAATTATATGGTTTTGTGGGATGTCCCAGCTCATTTAGAAATAGGTGTTATTCCTAAAAGAATATATTGCAATAAGGATATGGTTAAACCATTAGAACAGGCTTTTACTAATCTAATTAAAACCGGATACGTTAAAGAATTAAAAACGTGGGATGGTTGCTTTAACATTCGCAAGATGCGTGGTTTAAAAAGTATGAGTTTACATTCTTGGGGTATTGCAGTGGATTTAAACGCCTTTGAGAACGGATTAAACGTAGAACCAAAACTTTCTCAAGGGTTCGTTAAATGCTTTACCGATGCAGGATTTGATTGGGGTGGAGTTTGGAAACGCAAAGACGGAATGCACTTTCAGTTAGCGAAATTGTAAATTTATATTTATAAGTATGGAAACACTAAAAAAGGCATTAGCATTGCTAAAAGAAAATTGGAGAACCACTCTCGTTGGCGTATTCTTTGCAGTATTCGGTGTGGCATACTTCTTTAAGTTGATAGATGCACAAGGTTTAACGATGGTTTGGGGCGCATTAGGTGGCGTAGGCTTTACAATTTCTAAAGATGCGTAGATTTACATACATTTTTATTTTGAGTGCCTTATATGGCTTTATTTTAAGTGGGTGTTATACTCGTAAAATAAAAGAACGTGAATACGTTACTATTCGTGATACGGTTATTACACCACCAATAGTAAAGCTGGATACATTAACACAATGGAATGATAGGTTTATTTACTTAAAAGATAGCACTAACCAAATGTCGGTGGTTATTGAAAGGGTAAAAAACAATTACATCCGGGTAAAAGCAGATTGCATTCCTAAAAAGATTATAGTACCCATTACGAAGACCGTTATCAAAAGCAAACAAGTGATTGTGGAAAGTTTCTTTTGGAAGCGTGTATCGTTAATATTACTTTTGGTCATTGGTGTTTATGTGATTTACGCCAAACTCCTGCCAAGAGGAGTATAGTAAGTTAGTTTTTTGTTTAGGTTTAGGGGTAGTCATTCATTTGGCTACCCTTTTTTTTGCATTTTTTCTATTTGATTATCAAGCACTTACGATACTATTAAAAAAATAATTACGATTTTTCTTGCATTGTATTATGTCTTGAATGTATATTTGTTCAACAAACAAAACGAAAAACTATGAAAATTAAATTTATAAAACAAACTTCAGAAAAAAAGTTCACAAACGGATTTACTGGTAAGGGAAATTCAAAAAGATATATATGTGTAGATGAAAATGGATTTGTTGGTTGTTTGCCAAATGAAAATGTAGCTTATTCTCCTATTGGTGGTATTTCTACACTTAAAGAAGTTTTAGATATACTTGAATTTAAAAATTTAAAATAATGGGTAGAAATCCAAAAATAAAATTAGATATATTAACTGAAAAACAACTTAATAAATTAATTCCTTGTTATAAATGTGGAAATTTATTTAAGCATAGAAATCTTTATTACTATGTAGATGAAAGTAATTACGCAATAACAAAAAATTCAAAAGGAATTTGTATAGATTGTAAATAATATGAAAGTAATCAAAGACAATTCACTTACACCGATAGAATTAGCAAGGTTAAAGTATCGGAAACTTTACGAACAACAACAAATTTTCAAGGCAGAACGCAAAGAGCATTTGGAAAATTCAACAAAAAACCTTATCTTTAATCTATTAAACCTAATAAACTAATGGCACAAAAAGTTCTAATCGTTGCAAATCCACAAGGTGTAGATGCAATCACAATCGGTAAAGAAGGAACGATTTTAAAAAAATTCTTCGACAAAGCATTAATCCAATTTACTAACGAGTTTGGGGAATTAGAAGAATGGTATTTCTCAAACAATGAATTTCAAAACCTATAATGAAAAACCTAATCGAAAAGCTGGTCTTAATTCAAAGTGAATTAAAAGCACCTAAAGGACAAACAAACAAATTCGGTGGTTACAAGTATCGCTCTTGTGAAGATATTTTAGAAGCCTTAAAACCACACTTAAAAGAGCAAGGTCTATTTTTATCAATTACCGATGAATTAGTAGCACAAGGCAATAGATACTACATCAAAGCAAGTGCAATCATTACCGATGGTGTAGACCGATGGTCGGTAGATGGTTGGGCAAGAGAAGAAGAAGTTAAGAAGGGAATGGATAGTTCACAAATTACAGGTGCTTCTTCGTCTTATGCTCGTAAGTATGCGCTAAACGGATTGTTTGGCATTGATGACACAAAAGATAGTGATGCAACAAACGATGGCGACATTCCACAAATGCCAACGGTTAATTTACAAACTGCCGTTTATGATATTGGCTTGGCTAATAGTTTAGAAGGATTGAAAACAATTTGGGCGAAGTATCCACAATTCCAAAAGCAACAAGAGTTTATTGATGCAAAGGATAAAAAGAAAATTGAACTAAATGGATAATCAGCTATTAACATTCGAGGGGTTGCAAGTGCAATCTCTCGATAAAGCCACTATAAGCAATCAAAGTCAGTTGGTTAAGGCAAACATACTTGATGGCAATTTGGATGCGTTAGAAGTCCTTATATCAGCCAAGAAGATGCAGGAACTTGGTAAGCAGCTGGAAGAAATAAGCAGACCAATAGCAGAAGATAGATTGGTTCTTGGTCGTGGCGAAGTTTATAAGTTTCAATCGGTAGAAGTAATTGAAAAAACAATAGGTTCGAGAACTGATTATTCAACTTGCAATGACCCGGAATGGGAGAGCCTTAACCAAGCATTGTGTGATATTAAAGATGCTATCAAAAAGCGTGAAACATTTTTAAGCGCAATCACATCGCCTACTACAATCGTTACTAACGATGGTGAAATAATTACAATAAATCCACCAATCAAGTCGGGTAGGCTTGGTTTATCTTTAACAATTAAATAATTATATTTGTCAATTAAATTTTAAACAATGTCAGAAGAAAAAAAAGAAAGCTGGGGCGCTTGGAAAAAGCAAACCCCGAAAGGAGAAGTAATTAATTTTACTTTGGAAGGTAAACGCTATTCAATGTGGGTAAACTCCTACAAGAGCGAAGAGAAACAACCGGACTACAAAATTTATGTAAACGATTATGTAGCACCGACAACAAACACAAATGATTTAGAACCGAAGGCAACGGACTTGCCATTTTAATTATGACACACGAAGAAGCAGTACAAGTTTTGGTTAATGCAGTAGCAGTAGCGCAAAACAAAGGAGCATTTACTTTAGGAGATGCAAAAGTAGTAATTGATGCGCTACAAATTGTAAAACCCGAACTATTTGTTCAACAAACCGAAGAAGTAACAGAGTAGTAATTATGGGAGGTGTAAAAGCCTCCCTTTTTTTAAAATCATTATGCAAGAAACGACAAAAGATTTGTGCTATTGGGCAGCACAACTATACCACACAGACCGAGTCCCTTCAGATATTATTTACGATAGAATATTAAATAGCAAATCAAGGCTAAAAGAAGTCGCACAAGCGAAGCAATTAGTTGGGTATATGTTATATAACCATTTAGGTTTTACGCTTCAACAGGTAGCTTATGAATTGAATTTAACTAATCATTCAACCATTATCTATTGGCTGGATAAAATACAAGTTCAACTTCGTACAAACCGAAGAATGCAATACCGTTATGATTATATGAAAGACGTATTGCGTGGTGAACAAAAACCAATCATTCGACAAGCATCAAGTGTATCAAACAAAAACGAATTAAGCGAAGCTGATATGCAGTTTATGAAATTAAATTTTAATAATGGGTATAGTGTTTCGTATTATTCCGATGTATTGCGAAAGAATAGACAACCTGTTAAATCATACTTACGATTTTTATTAAAAGAAATTAGTATATTTAGCGCCCCGAAAGTAGATAGGTTTCGTACATCCGGGATTAAATCACAATCAATAGATTATTAAAATGAAAAAAACTTACTACTTCCAACACGATTTTGAGGCGATAAGCGACCCTAAAATTCAGTACATTTTGGCAAAGTTTGGTGGCATTGGCTACGGTCTTTGGTGGCGCATTGTAGAAATGTTGCACCAAGAAGAAGATAACAGGTTAAAGCACAAGGAATATCTATACTTTGCATTGGCTAATCAATTACAATGCGAACAAGGTTTGGTAAAATCTTTTATTCAATCCTGCATTGAAGATGTTGAACTTCTTGATAGTGATGGCGAATACTTTTGGAGTGAACGAGTGCTAAAGAATGTAGGTAAAATGCAAGAGTTAAAAGAAAAACGCTCAAGTGCTGGTAAAAAGAGTGCTGAAAAACGTACTGATAATCAGCAAGTTGCAACAAGTGTTGAACAAGTGCTAACAAGTGTTGAACAAATGCCAACAAAAGAAAACAAAAGAAAAGAAAATAAACTATATAGTAAGCCAAGTTTGAGTGAGGTTATTGATTTTTTTAATCAAAATGGTTATCAAGATGCAGGTGCTATAAAAGCATATACCTATTACGATGAAGGAAGCTGGACTGATAGTAATGGCAATAAGGTTAAAAATTGGAAACAAAAGATGCGTGGTATTTGGTTTCGTGATGAGTACAAGATTAATAAACCAACAGTAGCTAACTTCTCTTTACCTATAAACTAATGAGCAACTTCAATAAAGATTTTAAATTTGATTTGGATTTTGGTGTTTTAAATGGAGAAACTTGGTTTCACGAAATTATGACCAATAAGACAATAGAGGTAAAGTGCGATAGGATGACAACCCAAACAGGTAATGTTTATATCGAGTACGAAAGCAGAGGTAAGCCATCCGGTATAGCAACAAGCCAAGCCGATTATTGGGTTTACAAATTTGATAAAGAAAGTGCAATAGTTTTTAAAACCGATGCACTTAAAGACAAATTAAAAAGATTAGTTAATTTAGGTATTGCAAAAGCAGATATTAAAGGTGGAGATAATAAAACTTCAAAAGGAGTTCTATTAAGTTTAAAAGATTTATTATATTAGCCGAACTAAACCAAAAACAAAATGATAAAAAAACTAACTGATTTCGAGAATGAAATTTTGGCATTTCATAAACAAGGTATTCAAAAAGGCGACTATTGTGGCTTTGATACTCTTGATGAATACTACACAAGGAAAGCTGGTAGTATGACATTCATACTTGCATCGCCACATTCCGGTAAAACTGAATTTAACCTTGAGTTATTGCTAAACCTTTCTTTACTTCATAACCAAAAGCACATTCTTTTTACACCCGAAACAGGCGATTATAAAGACATTGCTAAAGAACTCGTATCGAAGTATTGTAAGAAGCAATTTTTTGCAAGTGATTTTGAGCATTGTACTGAAGCCGAAATTTATAATGCTATAAACTTTCTATCCGATAAATTCTTTATTGTAGATAACGATGAAAATAGTTTTACGTTTGATGATATTATAAACCAAACAAAGCAGTTTGAACTTGATAATAAAGTTAAGATAGACAACATTCTATTTGACCCATACAACGAGATTAAACACGATATGAAAGATTATGCAGGTCGCCAAGATTTATACATTGAAGATGCCATTGGTAAGTTAAGACGTTATGCAAAGAAAGAAAATAAACACATCTTTATTTGTATGCACCCACAAGACCAAGCGCCAATAACCGAAAATGGAATTACTTTCTATCCACCACCACACCCAAGACAATCAGCTGGAGGGCAATCATTCTTTCGTAAAGCAATGGCATTCATAATTCTTTGGCGACCACCAAAAGGATTTATTGACAATGAAACGCAGCAACCATACGAAGATAATGAAACACAAATACATATTGCAAAGGCAAAGCCGAAAGGTAGCGCTAAACTTGGTAAGTGTAAATTATATTTCGATTGGCGTAAAAATAGATTTTATGAACGCAAAGATGATGGTATTTACTTTGGATTGGAAGCAAAGGCGAAGCGTGAGCGTAACGTGGAAGCTGGTAACTTGGAATTATCTGCATTGAAGAATACATTTGGTAAAGAATTTAACGAAGCACCTTTTTAAAAATGAGCAACTATAAGAACCATTTAAACAAACTACAAAGCCAACTTGAAGGATTAAGATACTTTCAAGATGAAAGGTTGAAACTTCTTATGCTTGGAATTGATTTACAAATTATCAATCGTGATTTAGAAGATTTAACTGGTTTTGATGATAGCATTGATAAAGCATCTGCACTAACCACAAAAGCCAAAGAGTTATTTGATACTGCATTTGTTAGATACGAAGCAGCAGTCATACAACTTGATATTGTAAGAAGTGAGGCAATGGCTTTATGCGAATACACAAAGGATTTAGAAAAACAATTAGAAGCACATAAAGAATTGTAATATGGATATTAAAGTAGAACACCAATCATTTTCAAGTACAAATCCTATATGTGAAATAACTTTATCGGTTAAGTTTGATATAGAAATTAGTAAACTTCTTGAAATATGGAAAGGAGAATTGAATGAAGAAATACTTATACAATTAATGAAAAATAAAGCATAGTTATGACACCAAAAGAAAAAGCAAAAGAGTTATATTTTGATTTCAGTGAAAATCTTTGGTATTCTACTGAAGAAGATAAGCATTTGAATGGTAAACAATGTGCATTAATAGCAGTAGATGAGATATGGAATGCACTTGAAGGTGCAAGAGTTTTTGAGGAATATGATTATTGGCAAGAAGTTAAACAAGAAATACTGAATTTGTGAAGAATGCTGAAGACATTGTACAACTTGCAGTTGTAAACTACTTGCGTTTGAAATATCCGAAGATAAGATTTATGGCTAACTATCTTTCCGGTGCAAAGTTGCCGATGTATTTGGCAAAGAAAGCTAAAACACTTGGGCAAGCTGGGCAAGGCACACCCGATTTGTTTATCTTTTTCAACAATGGTAAATACACTTCATTGGCAATAGAACTCAAGGCAAATGGTAAAACACCGTTTAAAAAGGATGGTATGTTGAGAAGTGATGAGCATTTGATTAAACAAAATGACTATATATGCTATCTAAATACTATTGGCTTTTATGCTACGTTCTGCGTTGGCATTGATGAAGCGATTAGCACAATAGATAGATATATGGCAAATGAACTCGAATAAATTAATAGCCGAGTATTACGAGAACAAAGAATTAGTTACTTTCTTTAAGAATATAGCTAATGAGTGGTGGGAAGAATTACGCCAAGATGTGTTTTTAACTGTATGCGAATACGATAAAGACAAGATTTTGGAAATGCAATCTAAAAAATACCTTAAATTCTTTATCATTCGTATTGCTTTAAACCAATTCAGAAGCAAAACATCTAAATTTTATTACCAAAACTTCAAGAATAATAACATAGGCATTGCATTAACTGACGATGATATGGTTGAAAATGCCGATGCGATACTATATTCTAATCTTATTTACGATACTCAAGGCGAAACTGCTTACGATATTGTAGAAGCAAAGATAGTTTCAGCAGAAAAATCAATAGATAAACTCCGATACTTTGAATGTGAAGTGCTAAAATTATATTTAAGATTAGGTACTTACAAAAAAGTTTCTGAAGATACAGGTATTCCAATTCGCACAATAGCCAACGGAGTAAAGAACGCAATTAAAAACGTACAATTAAATATCAAAGAAAATGAATGAGTTATTTTTAGTTATCGGTAGTGCTTGTGTTGGTTTCTCGTTTGCAGAGGTATCAATGTTACCACAAGCGTTTTCAAAATGGTTACTTGATAAATTTAACATTGGTAAAGATGTTAAGGGTTATCAATACATAAAAGTACCATACCGTTTAAAACCATTTGATTGTGGCTACTGCCTATCATTTTGGGTAGGTGTATTATCGTCTTATACTTTTAATTGTAATTTAATAGCTTCGGTAATGATTGGCTTCGCTGCATCTATCGTTGCTATCTTATTTAAAAAATGGTTGTAATGGAATATTTAGAAAAAGCAATTTTAGAGAAATACAAAGAGCATTGGTATACTTTGCGAGATGCTGGATTTATTAAAAATCTAAATAAAGAAAGTGTTACTGAAATTGAAAGCGCTTATCAAAAAATAATTGACCCAAACTTTTTTGTAAACAAGTGGTGTATGTCTTGCGTTGCCGAAATGGTACGCATATTATACGTTGCTACAAAGTTTGATGAGCAAGAGGTAATAGAAGAAGTTGTACAAGATATTGTACAAGATGTTGTACAAGAAGAAGTGATAATTGAAGAACAACCTAAACCACAACCTAAAAAGCGTGGTCGTAAAAAGAAAAGCTAATGCCTGTATTTAAATGTTCAAATGGCAAATACCGGGTAGGAAATTCGGATTGCATATACGATACTAAAGAGAAAGCCGAAGAAGTTTGGAGAGCATTACTTGTAAAAGGTATTTATGCCGAAGAAACTTATGATGACTACCCACAAGCAGCTACCGAAAATGCTAAACGTGCAATCAAGTACGCAGAAGAAAATGGTTGGGGTTCTTGTGGAACGCAAGTAGGTAAGGTTCGTGCAAATCAATTAGCAAATCGTGAACCAATATCAAGAGATACGATTGCGAGAATGAGTGCATTCCGTAGACACCAACAAAGCAAAGACACGCCATACGGAGAAGGTTGTGGTAAATTAATGTGGGACGCTTGGGGTGGCGATGAAGGTATTGATTGGGCTGAACGTAAATTAAAAAAAATAGATGCTGAATAATGCGACCAATGAATGTTAGCGCACTTCAAGAAATACAAGCATTAATAGAAATTCTTCGAGAATTAGAAGATATTGATACTATTGGGAATGGAGTAACTATTAAGATTAAAATATTAAATAGAATTGAAAGTTTAATTGATACTTTATAATGGATATTACATTAATCAAACCAAACCCAAACAACCCAAGAGTTATACGAGATGCAAAGTTTAAGCAACTTGTAAGGTCTATTCAAGAGTTTCCCGAAATGCTTGAGTTAAGACCTATCGTGGTGAATGAAGATATGATTACGCTTGGTGGTAATATGCGACTTCGTGCTTGTATTGAAGCTGGATTGACCGATGTGCCTGTTGTAATTGCAAAAGGATTAAGCGAAGAACAACAACAAGAGTTCATTATAAAAGATAACGTAGGATTTGGCGAATGGGATTGGGACGATTTAGCTAATAGTTGGGACGAAGAAAACTTAAAACAATGGGGACTTGATTTCCCGATGTTTGACGAAGCCAAAATAGAAGATGAACAAGATACCCAACCTTTCATTAAAGTTTCAATAGAAGCGACGAATGACACCTTCATTGAGATGAATGAGAAGTTGCAGAACCTTTGCGATGAATACAACGTAATTATGAAGGTAAAATGAAGAAGCATACTAAACTTTACCTTAAATTCTTTGGGTTTGACGAAAGCGACTTTATACCTTGCGAGATTTGTGGAGGTTTAGCAGTAGATATCCATCATATTGAGGCAAGGGGAATGGGTGGAACTAAACAAGCCGAAACGATTGACAATCTAATGGCACTATGTCGTGAGCATCATATGGAGTTTGGCGATAAGAAGCAACATAAACAATACCTATTTAACACACACGAATTTTATATTGAATTAAGGAAACGAGGCAAACTATAATGGCAAAAAAAGCAATCGCATCAAATAAGCAAACATCGTTTGGTAAGCGCAAAGTTGGTAAAGCAAAGAAGCACAAGAATAAACGTGATGATGCAAAGAAATATAGAGGTCAAGGCAGATAATAACAAAGAGAAAACAAAGAGGATATGGCTAATAATCAAAACTTGAAGCCAATACAACCGGGCGAAACAAGAAACCCAAATGGTAGACCAAGAAAATATGTATCGGAGTTAAGAGCGCAAGGCTATAAGTTAAGCGAAGTGAACGATGCGATACAAGTATTAATGTCAATGACAATAGATGAACTCAAAGAGGTTTACACAAATCCGAAAGCTACGGTACTTGAAAAAACTATCGCAAGTGCAATCCGAAAATCAATCGAGAAAGGCAGTTTATATTCTATTGAAACTTTACTTACACGAGTATATGGCAAACCTAAAGAACAAGTTGATTTGAACGCTTCGGGTGGTATGGAAATAAAGGTAGTTTATAGCGATGGAAGTAACGATAGAACTGAATAAACCACACGATGGACAACGTGCAGTATTGGAAAGCGATGCAAGGTTTAAGGTTCTTATGTGTGGAAGGCGCTGGGGAAAATCATTAATCAGTAAAAACATTTCAATAACTGAAGCACTAAATGGCAGAATTACAGGATATGTTACTCCTACTTATGCGTTGGCTAAAGTATTCTTTGACGAGATTGCGAAGATAGTACCAAGTGAAATAGCTACATCAAATCGTTCTGATTTAACATTTAAGTTTATAACCGGTGGCGAGATACGTTTCTTTACAGGTGAACGCTTGGATAACTTTCGTGGTTTACGTTTGCATAATGTTATCATTGATGAAGCAGCATATATACCACATTTACAAGATGCTTGGAACAACGCAATAAGACCAACGCTAACGGACTTTCAAGGTAAAGCTATATTCATATCTACACCAAGAGGAAAGGACTTCTTCTATGGCTTATATTTGCGTAACGAAGGCGATTGGCAATCATTTAAATACACAACCTATGACAACCCACATATTAAAACTCAAGAGATTGATGAGGCTCGTGCCTCGTTACCTAAAGCAGCGTTTGAACAAGAGTATATGGCAAACCCGGCAGAGAATGCAGCTAATCCGTTTGGTATCGATTTTATACGCCAAAACATTTCGCAAATATCCAACAATAACCCTACTTGCTACGGTATTGACCTTGCTAAATCTTATGATTATACTGTTATACTTGGGTTTGACCACAATGGCTACGTTTGTCACTTGGATAGGTTTCAATCTGATTGGTCTACTACGAAAGCCAAAATACGTCAATTAGATAACGTACCTAAATTGATTGATGCCACCGGTGTAGGCGACCCGATAGTTGAAGAGTTGCAACGTGAAGACCATTTGATTGAAGGCTTTAAATTTACAAGCACAAGTAAGCAGCAATTAATGGAAGGATTGGTTACATCTATTCAGCAGAACGCTATTAAATATCCGGATGGTATTATTGTAGATGAACTATCAATCTTTGAATATATATATACAGCAAACGGAGTTAAGTATTCAGCGCCAAATGGAATGCACGATGACTGCGTTTGTGCTTTGGCTTTGGCAAACAAGATATTTATCAAGTCCCAATCATTCGGTAAATACGCATTAATTTAGTATATTTGAAAAATAAAAATTAAAAATTATGGGAAATGTAAAAACAAGTATAATGTACATTAACAATCAACAAGAAGTTGATGTAACAAGAACAAATGATGGTATCCAAATTAAACATAGATTAATAAGTGATGACCCATATAAACCAAACAATTTTTCAGATTATTTATTAATTCCTAAAGAAGATTTACAAGATTTTATTAAGATGATAGAAAATGAGGGATTTGGCGTTTAAATTTTTTGATGAAATGAAAGCTGGTCAAGTAGTTGCCATTAAAGAGATAGCAAAGAAAGACCCCGAAGCATTTAAGCAATACTTAAAAGATTACATTGACTTGGGTGGGCATATAACCGTTTCAAGTGATTGGAAGAAGTTTCGTAAGGATAGCGACCCAAAAGATTTTATTTATCAACAATCACTTGATTGAATGTTGGAATTTAAAAATAAATAGTATATTTGTGGTGTCGAATAGTAAAGATTGAATTTTTTAAGGGAATGTGCCGATAGGTATGTTCCTTTTTTTGTACACTTATATTTATTAATATGAAGCATTGGAACAACTTAACCATTGAAGATTATCAGCACATCTACGGAATTATTGTAGATGAATCATTAGATGACTTTGACAAGGAGATAAAACTTGTTGCATTGGTAAATGAATTGACCGAAGAAGAAGTAGATAATTTGCCTATTGATAAATTTAAATCAATGAAAGATAGCCTTTCGTTCTTACACGATGGCAAGATTGAAGGTAAATTAAAAAACATTATTAAAGCAAACGGAACTAAATACCAAATATCATTAGATGCTTTTAAAATTACATACGGTCAATACGTTGACTTAACTTCTTTTATGAGTGGTAATGGTGGATTAGTTGGAAACCTTCATTTAATTATGGCATCTTTAGCAATGCCTGTTAAACGTAATTGGTTAGGTATTCCTTATGTTGATGGATATGGCAGCAAACCACATAACGAAGTTGCAGAAGATATGTTAAAAGCAAACTTTGCTGATTGTCATAATACCTGTATTTTTTTTTGCAAACTTATAAACGACTTAACAAAAGTTACGGTTCGTTATTCGGTCAAAGAGATACTGAAGAGCAAGAAGGTAACGAAGCAGAAATTGAGAGAAATACTGAAACCTTTGAAGCAAGATGGGGATGGGTATATAATGCCGAACTTATTAAAGGATTTGAAGGAATTGCTTTAGATAAAGTTTGGGAATTACCGATAATACAAGCATTGAATGGATTGGCTTACCTAAAAGATAAGAACCAAAACGAAAAACAACAAATAGAAAAAATGAATAATAAGTATGGCAAGTCCGTTCGCTAGTAAAGGTATAAGTGATTCAATATTAAATAAACCTATTGAGTTTAATGAGATTGAACAAGCGCTTATTGACTATGCTAAATTGATAGCAGATACCGCTTCTGATAATTTGAATAAAATTAACAAATACGGAAGCGATACAAATGCCAGCGGAACTTTGCAACAAAGTATTAATATAAGTCCTGTAAGTTTTATGGGTGGTAATTATAGTATTGAAATCAGAATGGCTGATTACTATAAATGGGTAAACGAGGGAAGACCACCGGGTAGAAGACCATATTCCGGAGATATAAAAAAATGGATTATTAAAAAACAATTACGACTTGATGATGGTGGTCTTACTAAAAAGGGATATAAAAGACAAGGGACTTTATTAGCATCAAGCAAAAAGAAGGTTAAACTTGGGAATAGGAAAGTAAATATACTTGATGCGGTTGCATATAAGATAGCAGCTAAAATTGCTAAATACGGAACTGAACCAACAAACTTTTTAAGTGATGCAATCAATAGGCATAAAGAAGCAATGTATGAAGCAATAGCAAAAGCATTAAAAACTGATATTATACAAACATTTAAACCATCATAATGGCAATTACCTATATACAAACTCCAAAAACTTGGACACCTGTAAGCAACGATATGATTTACTATGTGCAAACCAATAGCGCAATTAGTAACTTATGGTTAGAGATTAATGTTCAAAGTTCATTAGTAGCAAGAATTAAACTTGTTGTGAATAACGATGGCTTTGCGTACTGTGATATTAAGCAATTCTTACAATCGTTTATTAAGAACGACCAAATACATTTTGATAATGTATTATGGAAGCCATTAAATGATTTGAGTTACTTCGTGAATTATAGCGTAGTTTGTGTTGAAACCATTGGTGGTACTGAATATGCAGATAATACACGATATGCGTTTAACGGTCAAATTCCTTTTGTTGATTTTGTTGAATATGATGAACAATATAATACTTCGTTAAGTCCATTAGGTAAATTCTTAACCAATTCACCAAGAACGCTTAAAACCGATTTTATTCGCACGAACTTTTTAAGTTATATCGATGGAAGTCCAACTGCGGTTAAGATACGTTTAAGAACTTACGAAAGTGGTGCAACAACACCAACGCACGTTTACGAAATAGATATAGACGATTTGTCTGCACTTGCAGGTATCATTGCACTTAATAAAGAAAGCATTGGTGGTGAAATTGTATTGTGGGAAGATGTGTCTGAATTATGGGAAGATTTATCAACTCAAACTTGGAATGAATTAGGTGGATATATTATTAATCCAAACGTAACACAATATGATGTTTGTTTAATTGATACTGAAGGCGATGAAGTTACTGAAAGATTTTATTTCCAGCTGGAAAGTTATTGTTCTAAATATCCTAAAACAAATGTGTATTGGCAAAACTCTTTAGGTGGGTTTGATAGTTACACCTTTAATATGGTTAAAAAGAAGCGATATAACATTGATAGAAAATCTATCCAATCAAATCCTTATAATTTCACAAACGAAGGATATTCGCAACATACCGGTAATGTATTCAACTTATCTAATCAAAACTATTTCAGTAATTATAACGAAGCATTAACATTAAATTCTGATTTACTTACAAATGAAGAACACGAGTGGATGTGGGAATTGATTAAGGCGCATTCTATTTACGTTGAACAAGTTATTAACGGAGTTACTTATTACATACCGACTACAATCAAGGCAACAAACTACGAACCAAAGATTAGAATTGTAGATGGTTTACAAAATGTTACGATTGAATTAGAATTTGGCTACGATAATATCAAGATAACTAAATAATGGCAACACAAAGAACGCAAATATATTTAGAGGGCGTTGCTCTTGATTTAGATAAGAATGTAGATATTGATTTTACTTACTCGATTGCTGATATATCAGATTTTGAAAAGCGTACAACAACATTTTCTAAAACGATAGTTTTACCGGGTACTGCTCACAATAACTTCTTGTTAGGTAATTACTTTGATTTTAATATTAATAATGAATATAGCGATATAATTAATAATGTAGGCGTAAACTTCAATCCATTAAAAAAAGCATTTGCAAAAGTAACTCTTGATAATGTTGAAGTATTTGTAGGAGTTTTAAGGCTGTTAGAGATAACATCAAGAAGTGGAGAGATACAATACCAATGCGCACTATTCGGTTCGTTAGGTGGCTTGTTTACTGCGTTAGGCGATACGTTATTAACTGATTTAGATTTAAGTGATTTAGACCATACTTATAATATAAGCACAATCACTAATTCTTGGGATACTACTGATTTAGTTGCTGATGGTTTTGTTTATCCAAATGCTAATTATGGTATTGGTGTAAATGGTACTGAAACTGAATACGATGTTATGAATTTCAGACCCGCTGTATCAGTTAAAAGAGTGTTTGATGAAATTATTTCACAAGCAGGTTACACATATCAAGGAAACTTTTGGGATACCAATAATCTTGATAAGTTAATTCTTCAAAATGGCGAAGAAAAGTTTAGTGCTTTTTATGATGAATTAGCTTCTGCTAATTATATTTCAAGAACTACAAATGGCGCACTTGAAATTACTCCAATATCTTCTAATGGTATAACGATAAATACTACACTTGATAGATTTATAAATAATAGTGCAAATACCATAAATTTAAAATTGACATATGATATTTATGGTACTAATGCAATGGCAGTATTTACTTCCTGTGTTATTAATACATCAATACAAGATAGTACAAGTACTATAAAATCAACTGTTTCAGATACTATTTCTTATGGAACAGGAACAACTATTGAAGAACATAAAGTATTTACAAGGAATGTAGTTTTAGAACCGGGCGATAGTATTCAATGGTATTTTTCTTATGTAGATATTTTAGGTGGAAGTATGGGTTCGGGATATACTTTAAAAAATACATCTATAATTTCAGCAAATGCAATATCTTCAAGTTCTAAAATTCCTGTAATTTATAATACAACAATTCTTGGTGCTTCAATCGTACCCGAAGGAATTAAACAATCTGATTTTGTTAAAAGCATTATTAATTTATTGAATTTATATATAATTCAAGACCCGGATAATGAATTTGATTTGACTTTTATACCATACAATGAATTTTATACAAATGATATAATTGATTGGACTGATAAAAGAGATTTAACAAAAGGGTTTAGCGTAAAAGGTTCAAATGAGTTTATTCCAAAATCTTATTCATTTAGATATAAAGACGATGCAGATTTTTATTGCAAAAACTATAAGAATAGATATACTGCAAATTATGGAGATTTAAAATACGATACTCAAAATCAATTTAGCAAAGACGATACTCCTATTGAACTTCCATTTTCTTTAGCACCTGTTGTAAATACAGGAAACAGCACGAGATTAATGGCACAACTTTACGATATAAATACGGATGGTAGTTATAAGCAAGTAAAGTGTAATCCTAAATTATCATTTTGGGGTGGTAAGAAAGCAGGTGGAACAACATATTCAATAAAAAATGGTACTACTGTTCTTGCTTCGGGTTTATATAATTATGGTTACGCTGGGCATATTTACGACCCAACTACAACAAGTAATGGTTTATTGTGGGATTTATGTTTTTCTGCACCAAGAGAAGTTTATTTTAATATAGGTAATTATCCAACATTAAATCTTTATCATTTTTATTATAAACAATTTATTGATAGCCAAAATAACAAAGACACAAAATTGGTAACACTTTATTTATTACTCAATGCCATTGATATAATGAACTTGAGTTTCCGCAAATATGTGCGAATGGACAATGGTATTTATTACCTAAATAAAATTGATGGTTATAATCCATTGGCAAACGAATTAACAAAGGTTGAATTATTACGACTTGTAACTATTGAAGACCTTGATGTTTACGTTGAATATACACCTACTCCGGTTGAGGCATTCCTTTCTTTCCCGAGAGTTACATTGGATAAGTCATTACCATTTAGTAAATCATTTGTAGTGCAATGGCAATTCATTGATGATTCAGATGTTACGACAAGTGGAACACAAACAATAACAATAGGCGCAGGTCAATTATTTGGCAATGGTACTCCTATTGCACCGGGTGGAACAACAGGAGCATTTACCTTTATTAGAATACTTGAGCCAACAACTGACGAAGGTTATATTTATATATATAGTGGAGATTATAGCACCCTTTAAAAATTAAACGATGGCAACTGAAGAAATAGCGTTAAAGATAACGACCGATACCACACAAACGGAAAAATCGGTTAAGAGTATAAGAGCAGAATTAAGGGAAGCGACACAAAACGCAGTAGCTTTAAGTAGGCAATTTGGTGAACTTTCTCCCGAAGCATTAGCTGCTGCTCAAAAGGTAGCAAACTTAAAAGATGAAATAGGTGATTTAAAAAATAGAATTGATGCATTAAATCCCGATGCAAAATTTCGTGCATTTTCTTCAGCACTACAAGGTGTAGCAGGTGGATTCGCTGGTGTTCAAGGTGCAATAGGTTTATTCGGTACTGAAAGTCAAGAACTTGAAAAGCAATTATTAAAAGTACAAAGTGCTTTAGCTTTATCCGAAGGTATTAATAGCGTACTCGAAGCAAAAGATAGTTTCTTAAATTTAGGTGCAGTTATTAAAACAAGAGTTGTAACTGCATTTAGCACATTGAAGGGTGCAATTATTGCAACAGGTATCGGAGCGCTTGCTGTTTTGTTGGGTACTATTGTCGCCTATTGGGATGAAATTAGCGAGGCAATTGGCGGAGCAACAAAAGAAACAAAGGCATACGGAGAAGCACAGAAAGAAGTTAATAGCGAGGTTGAAAAAGCATACGAAAATTTAATTGCAGTAGGTAATGGATTCCAAGCTGCTAGGGATGGGGCAATTTCAAAGACCGAAGCATTGGCATTATACAATGATAAGCTTGGTGCAACAATTGGAAAAGCTGAAACATTAGAACAGGCAGAAAGATTATATAAAGCTAATAGTGCAAACTATATCAAATCAATTACTGCAAGGGCTACCGCTCAAGTTTTATTAGCAAAGGCGGCAACCGCTGCTGCAAAGGCAGCAACAGGAGAAGATGCTGATTTAGGTTGGTGGGATACTGCAGTTGTAGCTGTTGCGAACGCTGTTGGTGGTATTGGATTAGCTTCCGAAGAAGTTGTAAAAAGAGCAAGTAAAAACAGGCAGGAAAATCAAGATGAAATAAATTTATATCAAGGTTTAGCTTTAAAGGAATTAGAAAAAGCGGGAGCAGCTGAAGCTGAAATGCAAAAAGTCGCAGTTTCTAATGGAACAAGTATTGTAAGGGCAGGCGTAAAAGCACAAACAGCAGCAAAAAAAGAAGGTATAACTCAACAGGCTAATGATAGAAAAGTTGAGATGACCCAAGAAGAAAAAGATGCACAAGCTAAAAAAGAATTATTTGAAAAAAACAAAAAAGAACTTCAAGATTTAAATACTGAAACCGCTGAAGAAAATAGGCTTGCAAGGCTATCGGAATTTGAAAGAGATATTGAGCAACTTACAACCGAGTACAATGATAAACTTGCAAAGGCAAAAGAATTTAACGTAGGTATAGAAGCAATAACTGAAGAGTACGAAAGGAAAAAGAAGGAAAGGGAAAAAGAACAAGATATTATAGACCTTGAAAAAAGTATAGAAAATGATGCTGCAAAAATTGCAAAAACTCAAGGCGACTTTGAAAACGATTTAGCGATATTGGATGCTCAAAGACAAATGATTTTGAGTAATACTGCATTGACTGAAGAGCAAAGAACAAAGCTATTAGAAGAAAATGCAAAAGCAAGAGTCGAAATAACTAAAGGCGAATTTGAAGCACGAATGGCTTTGATGGATGCACTTGGTCAAGGAATGAATACTCTATCCGATTTGGTTGGAAAAGAAACCGCAGCTGGAAAAGCATTTGCAGTTGCTGCATCTTTAATAAGCACTTATTCAGCAATAGCGGGACAATTAAGTGCATTCTCAAAAATACCTATTCCCGGATATGCAATAGCACAAGCAGTAGCAACAGGATTAGCAGGTTTTGCAGCGGTTAGAAATATATTAAAGGTTAAAGTTCCGGGTGGCGCACCCGCACCGGCTGCTCCTGCGGGAAGTATGGCAATGCCAACTCAAGCACCAATAGCATCTGCTATTCAAGTAACAAATACGCAAACACTTGGAACAACTGATGTAAATGTGCAAAATCAAGGTGCAGTAAAAGCATTTGTTGTAGAAAGCGATATTACCGATAGCCAAGATAGGGTAGCAAAAATTAAAGCAGCAGCCACATTATAAACAAATTTATATTTAAGAATATGGACTTACCAATTTATAAACTTATAATCAGTTCGGATTTAGAAGATGAAGCCGAAGTTGATTTTATTGCATTAGTAGATAGACCTGCTATACAACGCAATTTCATTGCCTTTAAAGAACGCCAAAAGTTCGAGATAGTAAGTGAAGATAAACATATTTTAAGTGGAGCATTGATGATTGCTGATATGCCTATTTATAGAAATAACGAAGAATTCGGTGAACACTATGTTGTATTCGATTCAGAAACTATTCAACAAATAGCAGAGAAGTTTTTTAAGAAAGGTTATCAGTCAAACGTAAACGAAATGCACGATTCCTCTAAAGCAATCGAAGGTGTTACAATGTTTGAAAGTTGGATTGTAAATCGCCAGCTGGGAAAAATGCCTATTAAAGGATTTGAAGATGCTAAAGACGGTTCTTGGTTTGGTAGTTATAAAGTTGAAAACGAAGAGATTTGGGCAAAGGTAAAAAGTGGAGAATTTCAAGGATTTAGCGTAGAAGGTATTTTTGGCTATGCTGATAGATTGACTAAAGAAGAGTTAATGGTTTCTCAAATCAAAAATATATTGGCTGAAGCCGGTATTTAAGTTGCACAATACAATCAATTATATATTTATACTTATACTTAAAAAATTATGGAAGCAAAAAAAGCATTAGAGCAAATCAAAAGTTTGTTGTTTGCAGACCAAGTTGCTGAAGTTGTTTCTCAAGAAGAAGTTGTTATTGAATTTGCTGAAGGTGTTTTAGCTGACGGAACTATTGTTAAGTTCGACAAGTTAGAAACCGGTGGTATAATTTCAGTAGTTACTCCCGATGGAGAAATTCCTGCACCTGTTGGCGAACACGAATTAGAAGATGGCACTATTATCGTAGTGTTAGAAGAAGGCATTATTGCCGAAGTTAAAATGGTAGAGGCTGACGGAAACGAAGTTGATGTAGAAGTTGAAATGTCTGAAGAAGACGAAGATGCTAAACCTTCAACCGAAGAAGTTATTGCTGAACCACAAGTTGACCGTTTCGCAGAAATTAGCGAAGCATTCAATTCTAAACTTGCTGAAGTTGAAACTAAAGTAGATATGTTAAATGACGTAACCAAGAAATTGGTTGAGTTTATGGATATGTTTGCTAAAGTAGAAACTGCTCAAGAAACACAAGCGCCTAAAAACGCTTTCTCGGCACAAAACAAAGTAAGCAAAGCCGATGCCTACAAAAAATTACAAAACATTTTTCAAACACTTAAAAAATAATTAAAATGGCTTTAGATTTAACAGGTTTAACCAACTATGTAAAAGAGAACGAGCAACAACTTGCTACCTCTTTAGTATTCAAACCAAAAACTGCTCAACTTATTGAGGGTGCTGGTAACGTTATGGTGGGCGTAAAATCATCAGAAAAAATTAACATTATGGAAACCAATGCGGTATTCCAAGCAGGTGGTACTTGTGGTTTTTCTTCAAGTGGTACTACTGCATTTACCCAACGTTCAGTTGCTCCGGGTAAAATCAAAGTAAACGAAAGCATTTGCCCTAAAGCATTTGAGGCGAAATACACTCAAAAAGCATTAAGAGCAGGTTCTTACTATGATTATATGCCATTTGCTGATGAGTATTCTGCAAAGAAAATTGAAGTTATCGGTGCTGCATTAGAAACTGCTTTATGGCAAGGTGATACTGCATCTTCAAATGCTCAATTAGCACGTTTCGATGGTTTATTAAAACTTATTGCTCCAAGTGGAACTCCCGTAACCGGTGTTGTTGTTGGTAACACTTCTGCTGCTACTGAAATCACTTCTTCTAATATCATTGGTTTAGTTGATGATGTTTACACCGCTATCCCGGCTTCTATTGTTGCAAATGGTGATGTAGTTATATTTGTTGGTATGGATACTTTCCGTACTTATACCGTTGCTTTGAAAGAAGCTAACTTGTTCCACTATGCTGCTGAATCAGTTGATTTCGAAATTGTACTTCCGGGTACTAATGTGAAATTAGTTGCAGTTAACGGATTGAACGGAACTGACCAAATGGTTGCTACTCGTTTGTCTAACCTTTATTTAGGTGTAGATTTATTAAACGAAGAAGAAAGATTTGAGTTGTTCTATGCGAAAGAAGCTGACGAAATGCGTTTCGTTGCCGAGTTCAAAATGGGCGTAAACTATGCTTTCCCAACTGAAGTAGTTTGGTTTGGTTTAGACGAAGCATAATTAATTAATTAAATTTTAACATAAAAAGGGTGGGTGTAAATTCGCCTACCCTTTTTTAATAACTCGAAAATAATATGGCTTGTGCTTTAACTCAAGGGTACACTTTAGATTGCAAAGACAGTTTAGGTGGTTTAAAATCAGTTTTATTTATCGAAAGCGAAAATGTATCAGTTGACACCGAAACCGATGGTGTAATTACCGATATTCAATTAGCAGTAGGTAAATATTTCTACAAATATGAATTGGTAAAAGAAACTTCTATGTTTATGGAAACTGTTACCGCTTCAATTCAAAACGGTACTATTTTTTATGCTCAAGAATTAACTATTGTTCTTAACAAATTACAAGCAAATACTCGTAATGAGATTTTGTTACTTGCTAAAAACAATTTAGTAGCAATCGTTGAAGATAAAAATGGTAAGTATTGGTATTTAGGTCAAAATGGTGGCTTGGATATTACAGGTGGAACAGCTGGAAGTGGTACTGCTGCCGGTGATAGAAGTGGTTATGAATTAACTTTTAGTGGTCAAGAAAAAGAACTTGCTCCCGAAGTTTCTTCATCAATCATTAGTGGTTTGATTGACTAATTAAAACTGATTAAAAAGAAAAGGGTGGTTGCTTAATTGCTTCCACCCTTATTTGTTTATAAGCGTTCTAACGGACTTTCGTAATACGCTTCGTGTTGGTCGTGCATACACCCATCATCTGCAGGTTCAGCAGTTTCAAAGAAGATTGCATCTACATCAATGTTTAGATTGAACTTCTCATTGATTTTGATTGCGAGTGCTTTGGTTCTTTCGTAAGGCATATCAACCTTGTCTTCATAGTAGCAAGACATTGCACCTAATAATCCTACTAATGCAGTTCTTAAAATTAGTGGGTCGTTTCCGTTATTCTTCATTGCTTGAATTTTTAGTGGTTTGTACTTGGTTGATTTTGGCATTCACATAATCACATAGACCAGCGAAGGCGATTAACCCGATGAAGGGTATTGCTAAAAAGATTGCGATTTCTAAAGTCATAATTTTAGGTTTTGTAAAGGGTGGATTTTTACACCACCCGATTTGATTAATATTATATTTTAAAATCTTTATATGTTTTAGAAAGTTGTTCTGTTTTAATCCATTTAGGATTATTTTTAGAACCCTTAACTTGGCAAAGTGTTTTATCGCCTTCGGTTTCTAATGCGATGTACACCATACCTTGCCAATAGTAAGAATTAATTCTAAAAAATTCGTTTTGTTCTAATTGAGGTATCATATCTTTTTTGTCTTGTTTGTTGAACAAATATACACAAAGTTTTTTAAATGCAAAAAAAAATAAAAAAAAAGTGAAATTTTTTTTAATTGATTATCAACGAGTTAGCAACAAAATTCAACAAGTGTTCAACAAATGCTAACAAGTGTTCAACAAAATTCAACAAAAGAAAAGAAAAGAAAAGAAATAAAAAGAATATATATAGTGTTTTTATTTGTTTGTGTTTTTATCTTTTTATATTTATTAATATGATACTTTTAAGAAAAGGATTTACTGAATACGTGGTATTGCATTTTGATGAACCACAAATACAGGAAGGTTCTATTTATCTTTTAGAATTTACCAATGACATCACAAACGAGGTTGTTTCAATATCGTTATTTAACCAATCTTATTACATTGAAAGGTATTGTGCATTTGGTATTAACGTAAATACTAATTTTTTATATAAAGAAGAAGGTTTTTGGAGTTACGAAGTTTTTGAAAGCAGAATTTCACCAAGCATTAAGAGATTATTAGGTTCGGGTAAAATGAAGTTAGTTGGCGAAGAAGCTGGTTATACTCAATACGACGGACAAGACGATGAATTTATAGTATATAATAACTAATGGGCGCAACTTTAACAGGACAAATAGTAGCTGAAACCTACGAAGCATTATTAAAAGTAACTGATAACGGTGTTATAACCGGGACAAAAAAGCGTATTACCGATGGTTTCGGTAACGATAGTCCATTATTGTTATCTTCTACTGATGTTCAAATAGATGGAAATTTATTATTATCGGGAACTACATCGCAATATGTTCGTGGAGATGGTTCTTTTGCTACGTTTACAAGTGGTGGTTTAACAAGTGTTGGCTTAACTCTTGGTTCTGCCGGTACTGATGCAGGTGTAAGTGGTTCGCCATTAACTGCAAATGGTTCTATAACATTAAACCTACCAAGTGCTTCAGCAACTAATCGTGGTTTATTAACTGCTGCTGATTGGAGTACATTTAATTCAAAGCAAGGTGCATTGACATTAACAACAAGTGGCTCAAGTGGTGCATCTACTTTGGTTGGTTCTACTTTAAATATTCCAAACTACACATTAAGTGGATTAGGTGGTGTGCCATACACAGGCGCAACTGCTGATGTCGATTTAGGGGTTTATAATTTAACTTTAGATGCTTTAATAGGCGCAACTGCTGATTTTACATCTTCCGGAAGTGGTAATACTTTTGAAATAACGCATTCGAGTGGAAGTGGTATTGCTTTAAATATTGAAAAAGGTGGAGCCGGAGAGGGATTATATATAAACAAAACAAGTGGTAGTGGTAATGCTGCAACTATTATAGGTACTTTAAATGCTACAACTTTAGTTAAAAATGGTGGTACTTCTTCACAATTTTTAAAAGCAGATGGAAGCGTTGATAGTACGACATATACACCAACAACAAGAACGCTTACTATAAATGGTACTGCATACGATTTAAGTGCCGATAGAAGTTGGACAATAGCAGGAAGTGGAATTTCTACTTTAAATACTTTAACTGCTTCAACTCAAACTTTTGCAGTTGGAACAAGTGGAAGTGATTTCAATATAAGTTCTGCTACGTCTACGCATACTTTTAATATACCCGATGCTGGTGCAAGTGCAAGGGGTTTAATTACAACAGGTACACAAACTATTGCAGGTGTTAAAACATTTAGTAGTAATATATCAACTCAAGGAAATATTACAGGTTCGGGTGGTTGGGCTGCTTCTACATCTTCTGCGTATTTAACAAATAATTCTTCAACATTTTCTTTACTATCGGTTACAACATTATCATCGAAACAATATGTTTATGCAAGTGGAACAACATTAACTGCAAACAATAATTTTGCAAATTTAATGTTGGCATCAAGTACTGCTACTGAAGCATCTTCGGGAGTACACGCTTTGGTTTCCCAATTAGCTATTAAACCAATCGTTTTAACCAATGGTACTGCAACAACAACTAATGGTGCTACTGTTTATATTGAAGGTGCTGCAAGTGGTACTGCTTCAATAACAAATAATTACGCACTTTGGGTAGACGATGGAGCAACGAGATTAGATGGTGGTTTATTGGCATTGAACCAATTCAATAGACAAACTGCATCTTATACCCTTGTTTTAAGCGATTGGGGTAAGATTGTTGAAATGAATGTTGCAAGTGCAAATAATTTAACCGTACCTTTGAATAGTAGTGTAGCGTTTCCAATAGGAACAGAGATACAAGTATTGCAATATAACGATGGTCAAACTACTATTGTAGCAGCAGGTGGTGTAACATTAAGAAGCAAATCAAATCAACTAAAGATTGCAAATAAGTGGACAGGCGTAACGCTTGTTAAAGTAGGAACTGACGAATGGTATGTAATTGGTAACTTAAGCGCATAATGGGTAGATTATTATCTTCGGCTATTAAAATGCAAAATGGTGCTGCGGCTGCACCTACTTTGACCATAAACTTTACCGATTTTGGTGGTGGTGGTTCAACTGATGTTTACAAAAATGGTGCTTTTTACGATAGTGCTATTTCGGGTACTCCATTAGTTGTACCAATAGTAGCTGGAAATACATTTTATGTAGTAGTATCACCACCATTTTTAGGCATCGGAGGTTGGTCTTATTATATTAATGGTAGTTTAACTGCAAGTGGTTTTGGAACATCACCGACTTATACTGCAAGTGGAACTAATGCTTATTCATTTACAACATTTACCGATACAGGAGCATAATGGAAATTTTAAATACATATACATTTAACGATAAAACAATAAACGTAGGCGACCAATTTACTATTGGCGAAGAATACTTATTGTATGTTAATGAAATATTTGACATTGATGGTTGCGTTTATTTAGCGACAAGCACAAATAAAGATGTGATTAGCGTTGAAGGTATTTCGATAAATAGAAACATAATTTCGGCTGATTTATTTATAACCAAAAACGCACACTTGTTTGAAAGTTAAGGTACTTGAAACGGAATTAAAGGTAGGAAGTTTAAAACGAGCAATATCGTCAGTAAACATTTTACCATTCAGATACGAATTGTTTTGCAATGGCGTAAATATAACTTGCCAACTATGTGACGAACAAAATTGTATTTGTTTAGAAGAAATTATATTTATAGATAAGAATAAGTTAGATAAGTGGTCAAACGATGACAGCTACCTTGTTCAAGAATTGCTAATAAGATTAGGTTTACAAGAATATAGCAATACAAAGCAAGGCAATAAAGACATAAGTAAATGAACGATTTAATAACAATTAATTTTAGCGAATATTCCCAACCTAAATTTGTTGAGAAAAAGAACCAAGAGTGGGTTTCGTATGGTGCTGATAATAGATATCC